ACATTCGGAGTTCTACCGATGTCAAAGCTTCATGATCATTCCGATCTGAGCTGCACACCAATCAATCCTGTCACGTTGTTCGAGAAACTAGCTGGGGCGCTGGAAATCAGTGCCTCTGCCAAGCCGAAAGACATCGTGTCAAGGCCCTTTCCGGATGTCACGAGTAGCAATTTTCGTGATATGTATCTCCTTAAAGAGGTGCTACGGAAATACCCAAAGTTTTCATTGGGTGTTGATACTCAGGCAGCCGCTTTAGAAAGCTTTCGAGCTGACGAGGTGGTTAATGCTGAAACGAACGACAGGCTTTCCTGTTATGATGTGGAAGATCCACACGTTAGGCAGGTAATTTCACTTGCTTCGCGAAAAGCCATGACAGTTCTTGGCAAGTTTCGTTCGGATTGGCTCCTTGAGGGTGTGCGTTTTGGGCCAGGTGCGACCACCAGACTTAGCGGGAAATCCGCTAACGTCAAGGAGAAGCTATCTGGCACACCACATGTTTCACAGTCGGCTTTTCACCTCGCCAAAGCTGTAGTCGATATGTGCCCAAGCTGGGCATGTAGACTCGGCGTTTCCTCGTGCGAGGATGCCTATGTCCCTTCAGGGGACTACAGTAGCTTGGTTACGAAGAAATTCGTGATCTCGCAACTGGACAACTTAACAACTGTGCCCAAGAGCGCAGTTACTGATCGTACAATAGGGATTGCCCCTTGCATGAACATCTACCTCCAACTGGGGGTCGGGTATCACATGCGTAAGCGTATGTTCCCTTGGGGAATTAATCTTAACGACCAGTCCATCAATCAACGTAGAGCCCGCGAGGGCTCTATAACGGGACACCTTGCCACACTCGATATTAAGAGTGCCAGCAACAGTGTCACCAAGGGTCTTGTTTGGCACATCGTGGGTAACCATTCCCACAGTGCTAGGTATTTCGACCCCACCTGGTACCGCATCATGGAAACAGTGCGTACCGAAGGTTGTTGGTTAGAAGGAAAGCCGCATGAGTATGAGCTGTTCTCCGCCATGGGCAATGGGTTCACTTTTGAACTCGAGTCCCTTATTTTTTGGAGCTTGGCTTGTGCTACATGCGACACTCTTGCTCTGCCTGCGGATTGTACCGTGTATGGCGACGACATCATTTTGCCCGTCGATGCTGTTGACCTCTTTACAAGGGTCTTAAGCTACTGCGGGTTTCGGCTAAACGCCGACAAGTCGTTTTCCAGCACGGAGGGTCCGATATTCCGCGAAAGCTGCGGAAGTCATTACCTTGACGGTAGAGATGTGACTCCTTTCTATGTAGACGCAGCACTTAATACTGCTGATCAGATTCTCCTCTTAGCGAATAACATCGTGAGGTGGAGCAGAACCGAGCTGTGGGGCCTCGACGGCAGGATGTTTTCTGTCTGGTCGTGGGTTGTCTCACATTTGTCTCGGGATTTTCTGAACTTTGGTATCCCATTTTCACAGGATGCCAATGACGGGCTGATTCTTCCTTTTGATCAAGCCTGTCCGTCTACGGCCTATTTAGGAAATGTTCCTGTGAAGGGACAGATCCATGCCAACCGTGCGGAACTCCGCATAGGTTACCGTGTCAAAACGGTGGGGTATGAGAGTCGTGAGACCCCCGTGTCCGGGCAGTTAGGCTTGGCTTGTTGGCTGTATAACGCTGAGAAGCGTAAATTTCAGCCACCGCAAGAACCAGAGGTACCTCTGCACAAACTTCCCTACCTTAGGGAATCAGGTGTACATATCCCTGGTTGTATACCGGACCTCTTCCCTAGGCCGCGGTTTGAAAGCCGCCAGCCCTTCGAGAGGAAAAAGCTAAAAGTACCTAAAGATGCGCGCAAGCGTACTCTGAAGGTCTCGAGTCGCATAGTTAGGTCATGGCCAGAAACTGGGCCATGGTGGTGTGTATAGGCGTTTTGTCTAATCCTAAAAAGGTCTAATCTAAGAACCCTTCCAGGATCGCGCCCAGATATTTGACTATATCCATTTAGTCACCCG